ATCATTTTCATCATCAAAATTCATGAGTTATGCTCCACTGTTATTAACAAATTTGGGAGGGGTACATCTTTCCCAACGTGCCACTCCCAAGGTATGTGTTTATCTGCGTACATAAATCCATTCTTCTGACACCACATGGCATAGGTTGTCTTACTCTTCTTACTTAATTTTGCAGCTGATCTAGAGAACACAAATCGAATGTCTAGAGTAGGATGCTGAGCTTTTATTTCCTGATGCTTACGTCGGTCTGACGCAGTGAATAAACCTTTGCTTTCAATGATCACACCGTTGGGTAAGATGAAATCAGGCGTGTACTTTCTGTACGCTAGATCTTTCCATTCAATTTTAAACTTCTCATAACAATCAGTGATGCCAAGATCAGCAAGTGACTTAGCTACGCTTACTTCAAGTCCAGATTTATATGAGTTCGTATGCTTCTTTGGGTAGGCCAATGATTAGGGTGTCCAGAGTTTAACTTCCTGCGCTTGAAAGTCGTAGTCACATGCCCGTAAAATACGTGCTACTCTAGCCTGAACCAGAGCATCTTCTTCTGTAAGTTTTGCTTTATTGTATTGCTTTACTACTGCTGCCCACATGTTGTCATTACTTGCGAGTACTTCAGCAGCTTTCTTAGGACCAACACCGGGGCAGCCTTTGTACCCATCTGTCGCATCACCTGTAAGTGTCTGAAACATATGGTAGTAGTCAGCCTCAGCCTCAGATATCGTCACTACATCCTCATCCATACGCGCTAACCTACATGGTATAGTCTTCAAGTCTTTATCGTCTGTTACAACAATACATGGACCTTCAACTAGGGACTTAGCAGTAGCGAGTATGCCTAGAACATCATCGCCTTCTAAGCCTGGGCGTTGCATGACTTCATACTTTTCTTTTACGTGCTCACGTATCTTCTTCAAAACCACAGGCTTCTTAGTCTTCTGCCTGTTCGATTTGTATGAGGGGAGTACGCTCTTACGCCAGTTCTCCCCGCTGTCAGTCAATGCAAACACGATACGTGTAGGGTCATATGTCTTTTGTATCCACGCTATCTGCTTGTCTAGATGCTCGATAGCGTCTGGCAGAGAGGAGTGCCAAGTATAAAGACCCAGCCCCTCATCTACACATGCCACTTGTTCAACTGCTGACGCAGCCTTATAAGCGTTAATGTCTCCATCTAATAAAACCGTAAGCATTCTTTACTCCTGTTTGTCAATAGTAAGGAATCACTTCTAGTCTAAATCAGATGAGACATCGATGAACTGATCAGCGCCAAGTTCTTCTAAGATATCCATGTCGTCAGCGGGGGGGGTTGCCTTACCTTTTTGTGTAAGCAAATCATGATGCTTACTTTTTATCCTGTCATTCCAAGTGGTAATGAATGCATTAAACTCTACCCCCAAGGCTATGTCAGCATCACTTGGAACAGTACCAGTAATTTTAACCCCAACCTCTGGTGTGTAGTAGGTGACCGTGCCATTTACATTCGGCACATTTGTTATGGACATCACACCAGACCAAGGAAGTGCCTTGGCATCAGTGAATGTCTGGAAAGCAGGGGCTATGGCTTTAGATGCAGCAGGGCCTATCTCATAGATACATGGCGTAGGCCCCAGATCGGTAACGTCATTGCCCTCAGCATCTACAGGATCAATCATAGTTACTTGACCAAACATGACACGGTATGTCCGACAGTTTTTGATCAAGTCCTGCAAATCTTTCTGCAAAGACTTAAAGTCTTCAATGAAACCAGCTGGCTTACCACAGTTAATTCCACCTGTGTCATCGATTCTCTCATCAACCCACTGCTTGCCTGTCATGGTGGTGTGTATGTACCCACCAGCACGGGGCTTTCCAGCGTCATCTTTGCGTCCTGTGACTAGCTCGTTGTCATACCGCTTGATTAAAAAGCGTTGAAAGAAACATCTAAACTCTATGCTGTCTGCATAGATGACTGTTCCATTTACATCGAGAGCAAAGGCCCCAGCGGAAACGATCACCGTCTTTTTCGTTTTACCTTTAATTTCGGTTAAACCTTGAATGTCTTCAGTCATGACCTTCAATCGTGGGAACATAGGCCCATCTGCTGGTGCAGCTGCTGCCTCACTAAACCCCATCATGGATGCCATTGCGGCCTGATCCATATCTACATGTAGTGCTACTTGATTCATATTATTCTCCATAAATTGATTCTTCTTTATACTATTTGTAAGATGGTTAGTCAACAGAGTATTTACACTTCTTTTGTATCCATCCAGTTACTTCCTATCTTTATATCGACAGGTAATTCTACATTAAAATCTACATCCCAACGTGTCTTCATTACATCGACAACACCGCTCATTGTTGATCTCATTAGCTGAGCCATCTTCTCCTCCTCGCCAGGATATACATCAACAAGTATGCTATCGTGTACAGTTAAGACCATCACACTCTTAACCTTAGCTGCCTTAAATGCTTTGCTTAATTCAACCATTGCCAAGGGTACTATATCTCCTGTTGCAAAGCCTTGAACTGGGTAGTTCACAATCTTTGTTTTACCCTGTACCTTTAGGGTCTTTGGGTTACGCTTAGCGTGAGGGAAGTGGTACTCCCTGCCAGAAGGTAATGTGATGTGCTTAGTCTTCACCGCCTGTGAGCAAAGCTCTTCTTGCCAGCTATCGATACCTGCATACTTCTTGAGGAAGTCAGTGTAGTATTTCACTTGAGCAGGTGTACCAGACAGCCCACCGTAGAGTGGCTTAAAGGTGTGCGCCTTAGCCTCTTGTCTGTTCGTTGGCTCACCTGCATCGGTCAGTGTCTGTGCAGTGTATGAGTGAACGTCGAAACCTTCAGCAATTTCTTGCATAGCCACCTCATCTTGTGACAGGAATGCAGCTACCCGAAACTCAAGCTGCGCGTAGTCTGCTTCCATTAAGTTTCCTTTTTCCCAACGGCTGCGAAAGACCTTGCGTATCGGGAAGCGCCAGACCTGTGGTTGGTTCTGCAAGTTAGGTTCTCTGCCACTCAACCGACCTGTAGCTGTGGTAAATTGAAGTAAGTTAGTATGTAGGATACCGTCATCGCGTGTGCCTCTGTCTATTCCGTAGCAGAAGGTAGCGACATAGCTCTCTATCGCGTTCAACCTCATGATATCTTCCAAGAACTTCTGCTCGTACTCCAGACCCCTTGCCTGACACACCTTGCTCAGTGCGTATAGGTTTTCTTTTGATGTAGAGAACCCTGCATCTGCTACCCATTTAGACGTAGGTGCTTGAAGCTTTAGCCCTGCTAATTCTTTTATGGAACGATAGAAGAAGCCATGCCCCTGGCACTCATCACATTTGTTTTCATTCTTATACGCATCCCCGTTGATCTTTACCTTACGGATCAACCCTTTACCTTTACAGGTTGTGCATCTCTCTGCCTTAGTCTTTGCGACAGGGGATGAGTAGCGATTACGGGCAGTCTTATAGTCAGCATCCTTCATCCAATATGAAAAGCTTGATGCCCATGTTTCCTTATCTTTTATCTTACGTGAGTAGATGACCTGTGATAGCTGCTCAACTGAGCTTAGGTTGACGGGTGTATCTCCCATCAACTCCCTAACTCTTGCTTGCAGTGACTGCTTTAGTGTCTGGATCTCATGCTCGTACTCTTCACGCACAGCATTCAAGGCAGGACGATCTATGCGAACACCTGTCTGCTGCACTTCACATAGAACTGAGCACATCTGATTGGTAAGGAGTAGGGTATCTTGTAGGTGTACGTTAGCATCCATTGCGTACAGTTCTTGCAGCTTTAAATAGACTTCAGCCGTCGATTGGATGTCACCTTCCAGATACTCAAGATGGGTAGCCAGGGGAACTTTGGACATGACTGTCTTACTTTTATAGTATCCATCCATTAAGTCCGACTTCTTTATTGCTACACCTAATCGTTCAGATACATTGGCGAGGCTATGCGACTCCTTGAGTCCACGGGCTAGGATATAACTTGCAAGCATTGTGTCGTAGATCTCTGCACCAATAACAAACCCACACTCTCGCATCCAAGGGATATCGAACTGTGCATTATGACAGATGACTGTATCTGCTGAGGTGATGAGTGATTGGAGATCCTCTTTGTTCTTCTTAATATCTGTGTCATCAGGCATTTCATCATGTGCAAACAGGAATGTTTCTATCCTACTCAGCACACCCTCATCCAATACGCCAACACCTACACTCACTAACTGTGTACCTTTTGTCCACGGATCTAGGTATTTACGTCTGCCATCAAAGATAACATCTGTTTCTATATCGAGTATCAATTTCATGCCACACCTATGCTGTTGTGTAACGGGCAGTCTGCCCATCAAGTTGTACGACTTGGTATCCATGCCATCCCGTTAGCTTATTCTTAGCTATGTTGACATAACGCCAAGGGTCTTCCTCACTTTGCTCACCAGATGGCGGCTGCTTACCAATGAGTAATGAGAGGTCAGCCTCAGCCGCCTTACCAGTGCGTGATCCCTCAAACATATCCTGTGTAAGTACTGTCTTACCCTCTGCTTCAGCTGATAGCTGACTGAAACCAAAGACAGCGCAGTCCCATTCCTTAGCTATCTCTCTAGCTGATCGGTATACTTCACGTAACTTCTCATCTGTGCGCGTGAATGATCCATACACTTTTACTTTGTCCAGCATATCGATCACTAGGATGTCTGGCTTGTAGGATTTACACAGGCTTTCAACACGGGCCATATCCCAGCCAGTACCGTCTGCAATCAGAAGGTTATCTTTAATTGGAGCAAAGGATTCGGCTGCTGTCTTCATGTTGGATCGTATCTCTGTAGTTGTCATGCCCGTGCAAGAAGTGAGGTATCGTATAGCCACACGATGGGAAGCCTCTTCATTGAGTACAACTGCACACCTTGCACCTTGATGTGCGAACCCGCCTGGACCTGCGATCATGGATGCATGGAAGCTTGTCTTACCCACATTCGGCCTAGCACCACCTACGATCAGGTGACCTGCGCTAACACCTGCAACATGGTTAGCCAATGCGCTAAGGTTAAACTTCCACTTACTCTCATCACTATTCTTTTTGAGTAGTGAATCTAAAGATAGATCTTCAAAGTCTATCCTTAGCTGTGGCAAGAAACTTTCGGTATGATCTTCAAGGAT